CGCCATCAAGGAGAAGGGCATTCTCTCGGGCATGCGGATCGAGAAGAGCGAGCATCTGAACCGCAATGTTGAACAGCTCACCGACGACGAGCTCGCCGCATATCTCACCACAGACGGCGGCGCGCCAACTCCTGAAACGACGACGCATTAGAGCTTCGCTGGTCGCCTGGGCGCGCCATTGCGGCTACGAGCCGGCGCGGCACCACCGGTTGCTGATCGACAAGCTGACGCAGGTTGCCAATGGCGAAATCGATCGTCTGGCTGTCTTTATGCCGCCCGGCTCGGCCAAGTCGACTTACGGCTCGATACTGTTTCCGCCGTGGTTCATGGCTCGTTCGCCTGGCCGCTCGATCATTGCGGCCTCGCACACCACCGAGCTGGCGCAGAAGTGGGGCCGCAAGGTCCGCAATCTGATCGCCGAGCATGGCCCGACGCTGGCGGCGGTATTATCGCAAGACAGCCAAGCAGCGGGACGCTGGGCGCTTGCGTCGGGTGGCGAATACTATGCGGCAGGCGTTGGAACAGGCATCACCGGCTTCCGCGCCGACGGCGCCATCATCGACGACCCGATCCGGTCGCGCGAGGACGCGGACTCCGAGACGGTGAGGGAGCGGACCTGGGAGTGGTACAAGTCGGACCTGCTGACGCGGCTGCGGCCTGGCGGTTTCGTGGTGCTCATTCAGTGCATGACCGGAGACACTCCGGTCCTAATGGGCGATGGCACGGAAAAACCGCTCCGGGATATCCGTTTAGGCGATGTGGTGGCGACCTACAGAGACGGCAGGTTATCCACTTCGGTCGTCCGTAACTGGAAGAGTAATGGTCTAGATAACGTCTTTACTATTAAGACGACTTCAGGCATCTCTGTACGAGCAAACGCGAGGCATCCGTTCCTCGTGTGCAAGGATGGGGTGCCAACGTGGATCAGAGTGAGAGACTTACGCCCGGGCCAAAAAATGTTTCGGGTCAATGGGGTAAGTGGAAGGGCAAAATCTGCATGTGGGACGGGTGCAAAAAGCCCGTCACAAGCCGGGGCTACTGCACCTCGCACTACAATAAAAAGCGATGGGCGGATGGGGTTCGCGCGCCATCTACAGGCTCTGTGTACGTCCATAGGACGCATCTCAAGCACCGCTACGGAATTACTGTCGAGGATTACGACCGTGTGCTTGCGGAGCAAGGCGGCAAATGCGCTATCTGTCGTAGTTCGGAGCCAAAGGTACCAAAGCGCTGGCGGAATAAATTTTGTCCCGACCATTGCCACGACACCGGGAAGTTTCGCGGGCTTCTTTGCAACCACTGCAACGTTGTTGTCGGATACGCCAATAGCGCAGAGAACGCGCAAGCCATCGCCGACTATCTCAGATTTCACGCTGGATCAGATAGTCGAGATAATAAGCGCAGGAGTTGAAGAAGTATTTGATGTCCAAATCGATCTGACTGAGAATTTCATCGCTGGGTTGTGTGTGTCCCATAACACACGCTGGCACGAGGTGGACCTCGCCGGCATGGTGCTCGAGGAAATGGAGCGTGGCGGCGACCGCTGGAGCGTGCTCTCGCTGCCGGCCGAGGCCGAGGAGAACGATCCGCTGGGCCGCGCGCCCGGCGAATGGCTGTGGGATGACGCCTACGGCTATGCCAGGTTCCTGGCGCGGGAGAAGGCCACCCAGATCCCGCGCAACTGGAGCGCACTCTACCAGCAGCGCCCGACACCGGAGACCGGAGACTACTTCAAGGAGGAGTGGCTGCGGCCGTACACGAAGGCGCCGGCGCGCGCCACGCTCAACGTGTATGGCGCGAGCGACTACGCGGTCACGAGCGACGGCGGCGACTACACGGTGCATGTGATCGTGGGCGTCGACCCGGAAGGCAAGATGTGGCTGCTGGACCTGTGGCGCAAGCAGGCTTCGTCCGATGTCTGGGTCGAGGGCGTCTGTGACCTCGTGCTGGAATGGAAGCCGTGGCTGTGGGCCGAGGAGCAGGGCCAGATCAAGTCCGGCATCGGGCCGTTCCTCGACCAGCGGCTGATCGAGCGCAAGGCCTGGATCGGGCGCGAGCAGTTTCCGACCCGCGGCGACAAGGCGGTGCGGGCGCAGTCCATCCGCGGCCGCATGGCGCTGCAGGGGCTGCACGTCCCGACCGCGGCGCCGTGGTACGCGGCATTCCGTTCCGAGCTGTTGAGTTTCCCGGCCGGCAAGCACGACGACCAGGTGGACGCGCTGGGGCTGCTGGGACAGCTCCTCGACCAAGTGTCGAGCGGGCGCAAGCCCAAGGTGCCGGTCGCCGAGGAAGAGACCGGCTACAAGCCGTTCGAGCACGAGCCCGTCAACGATAGCTTCCTGGCAATGTAGAGGCACATAATGGCATTCGGCGGCCTTCCGGCGCGATCGCAGAGCAATCCGGGCGATCAGCTCCCGAGGCGCAACATTCTCTCGGGCGTCGGCGTGCTCGGCGGGCGGCAATTCGGCGGCGATACCATGGGGCGCCGGGCGGCGCAGAATAATCCCGGCTTCAAGTCGCAGACCGGGACGGTGGGCAACTGGGGCACCGAGGCGCCCGACGAATACGACTTCTCGGGCGACGAGGACGGCTATTTTCCGGTCACGCGACTGCGGCAACAATACACCGACTATCTGGCAACGAAGGTGCTGGAATATGAGGAGCAGAAAGTCTCGCGCCACTATTACCACGGCGCGCACTGGACGGCCGAGGAAATCCGCATCCTACGGCAGCGCAAGCAGCCGATCATCACATTCAACCGGATCAACCGAAAGGTTGACGGCATCACAGCGCTTGTGCAGCGACTTCGCCAAGACCCGAAGGCTTTTCCCCGATCGCCTAAGAATGCCGGCGGCGCCGAGCTCGCAACGCAATGCATCCGCGCCGCGCTCGACGGGATGGACTTCAAATACCTCGACTTCGAATGCACCAAGCAGGCCGCCATCGACGGCATCGGCGGGATCGAGCTCAAGCTGATCGAAGGCGACCATGGCGATCCAGATATTGGTGGTGATTTCATCTTCGGAGATGACTTCTTCTACGACCCGCGTTCGTATAAGCCGGATTTCAGCGATGCGCGCTATATGGGCATCGCGAAATGGCTTGATGTGGAAGCTGCGATTGAGCTTTTCCCTGATAAAGAGGATGAGCTGCGGACCCTTATGGTGGATACCGGCTTCGATCTCACGACGCATTCCGATCGTGAGTTCAAATGGGTCTATGTCAACGAGCAAAGACTTCGACTGATCGAGCACTGGTACAAGCACAAAGGTAAATGGTACTGGGCGTTCTATTGCAGCTTCATTTTGCTTGATCAGGGCGTGTCGCCGTTCCTCGACGAGCGCAACCGCCCGATGAACCGGTATGTCATGTTCTCTGCCGCGGTCGACCACGATGGAGACAGATATGGTTTCGTCCGCAACCTCAAAGGCCCGCAAGACGAAGTCAACCAACGACGGTCCAAGGCGCTCTTTATCTCGAACGTTACGCGCACTTTCGCGCAGAAAGGCTCGGTTGACGATGTGGAAACAGCTCGCCGCGAAAGCTCGCGCCCAGACGGATGGGTAGAATACAACAAGGGCTTCGAGAAGCCGATGCCGGACGATCGGCAGGCCGACCTGGCGGCGCAACTGCAACTCATGCAGACAGCGACGAGCGAAATCGATGGGTTTGCCAACATACGACCCGACGCCATCGGAGCGGATGACAGCACGTTTCATTCAGGGGTGGCGATTAATTACCTTCAAAAGGCCGGGATCGCCGAACTCGGTTCGTTCATACTGGCATATCGAGCGTGGAAACTGCGTGTTTATCGTACCGTGTGGAATATCGTCAAACGCACCTGGAACCAGGAGCGGTTCATCCGGGTCGGCACCGACGACACCCAAAAGCTGATTCAGATCAACGGTTTCGGCAAAGACCAATTCGGCCGTCCCGGCTTCATCAATGCGATCGGCGACATCGAGGTCGAGATCGTGCTGGACGAAGGGCCGGATAACGCCAACCTGATGCAGGACGCCTACGAGGTGCTGGCGCAACAGCCGCCGGGGACGATCCCGCCGCAAGTCCTGATCCAGATGATGCCGATCGCGGACAGCATCAAGAAGCAGCTCGTGCAGATGATGAGCCAGCAAGACCCGATGGCGCAGCAGGCCAAGCAATTGACCAACCAACGGCTCGGCG